ATCATCCACCATGCTTTTTTAATCATTGTTTTTAGACATTATTTAGACATTTGTCAGTTTATTTCACAGCTTTTTGTCTATAATTTTTAATTGTTCTCTATACCATTTAGCTCCTAATTCAAATGAACCTACTGAAATATCTAAATCTTCAAATCTGCATTCTTTTGCTGCACTTTCTATTTCTTCATCTGATATTTCTTGTTGGGGAAGTTGTGTTGAACCACTCTTTATATTATTTGCATTTGGATTAGTAAAATCTACTAAATGACTATCCATTAACCTTGATGTTCCTGTTTTCATAATTAATCTTTTTTAGGTTTTATGTAAAAATTTTTCTTTACCACAATTAGCACAAAGGGTGGCTGATGTTGTATCATACATTTTTTCAAAGGTCTGACATTCATCACTTCCCTTACTTACAAATGTTTCTTGATAGTATTGTTCACAAGATTGTCCACTCGTAGGTATATCTTGTCCACCATCCCAATAAGCATTTTCTATCTCCTGCTTGTGCATTTCTTTGGCTTGTTCAAATATACTTTCTTCTGTATCGTTATTCAAAAATCTATACTTCAATCTTCCTATTAACCATTCTATTGATGTCATAATTAATCTTTTTTAAATGTTTCTTGATAGTATTGTTCAGATCCTATTTCTTCCGATATATTATTCATATCCATTAAACCATACTCTCCATTCCAACCCTCTGCACTTTTTTCAAATCCACTATTATGAGCCTCTATAATCTCCTGCTTGTGTATTTCTTCTGTTTTAAATAGTGTTTCAAATAATAAAGCAGAAGGTATTTTATTTTCATATAGGTTAGATAATCTCTTAACCTCTTTGTTACGTCTACCAATTCCGCCACCTGACTATTTAAAAGTTTAAATTAACCGACTGCTTCTTACGGGAAACAGCCGGTCTTTTGCCTCTATCTTCATTTTTCGATAACTAATCTTACGGTTAAAATTAATTATGGAGGCAAAGTATTTAAAAGTATTTATTAAAATGGGGCTTCATCATCATAAACAAATGTAGTTTGTTTTGTTATTTCTGCCAATAAATAAGCCAAAACATCCCGACCGTTAAAATAATACCGTCTTTCTTTTCTGTTATATTCAAATTCTAATTCACCCTTTTTACCAACTTGCTTTTGCCTTCTAATCTTTTTTGAGTGAAAAGTACAAATAGGACTGCTGGGGTCTTTTTGGTGGTTAGGCCTATGGTAAACTATAATATTATCCATTTTATTGTTCCACATTGCCCCGTCTGCCAAATCAAATACATCTGGGCATGGATAGTTACCGTCCGGCTCTTTTCTCATTTTATGAGGATGTGCAACAATAATAAAATAAATATTGTTTATCTGAGCAAAACGGCTACAATCAGATAAAAATGTTTCTAAATACTTATCTGATCTACCGCCTGCGCTAAGGTAATCATTTGACAATTGATTAAATGGATCTATTATACATCCCATCACCTTTTCTTTTATTATCAATTCTAAAAATCTTTCTTTTATATATTCTGGGGTAGGTGCTAATTCTTTTGGGTAGACATAAAAAATATGTTTACTGATAAAATCGTATGCCTGTTCGTATTTCATCTCATTAACGTATGGTTTTATGCATGGTTGCCCTATGTAAATTTCGGTTAAATCATGGTAAAACTCTTCCGCAGGGTTATTTTCAGGAGAAAATAAGGCGTATTTTTCGCCGTATTTTATTGCTCTTATAAGAATATACCACATGAGAAAGCTACTTTTCCCGTAATTGCCTATGCCTGTTAAACACGTAATTTCCCCATGTTTAAATTTAAAATATTCATCCAATTCACAATCAATGCCTTTTAATTTAGCAAATCCATTTCTAAACAATTCTAAGGCATTTTCTTTGACATCTTCGCCGTATATAACATCTTTTGGCCTTATTGTAAGATCATAGATGGCAGGGTCTATTTGTATTTCTTTTTTAGTTTTTATATCTATAAGTATATCACGATCAAATACAGCGGTATTAAAGTTATTAGATCTATAAGCGGATTTTATGGCCCTATCTGATTCGTACTTTGCAAAATTTGAATCATTGTGAACAAAATCGTTATTAATGTAATATTCGGTCTCAGATTGATTTATACCAAATCTGCAACAGGCTGAGGCTAATTTAAAAATAAATGTATTTCTTTCGCCGGTACGAAAAGCATCCCCTTTATTACTAAGCCATGTAAGTATTTTACGATATACCTCAGATTTATCACTTACTATATCCTGAGCCTTAATTTTGTCATGTATAAGAGTTTTAGTAAACGGTACGGCATTAACATTAATGTAAATGTCAGGATCGTAGCTTTCATAACATACCCTGCTTTCATTTTTGCCAGATGGGTCAATTTCGGGCATTATTTCCTGTAAAGCGGTAAAATGTTCCCTATGCTTTGTGGCATCTGCTATCTTAACTAATGCCTTTAATCCATTGCCAGATGGTGAAAGCCAACAGGCATAAATGTATGGTAAATTTATAATTTCGGTCTGTTTTTCCCTTACATCCTTTAATTCGTCAAAATCTAACACTATAAATCCTGAATGCTGAATTATAGCCTTATCCTCTCTTTTTGTAAACTTACCTGAAAAACAGATGCATGGTAAATTGTTTTTAAGGCTATTTTTACGCTCTTTGTCAAGTTGTAGTCTTATCTCTTCTACAGCCTGTTTTGACTTACCATTCTTTATTCTTGCTAATGCCTGATCTACTGTAATGTAGTGTGCATCTTTTGCCTCTTTTGCCCAAATATTTCTATATGCTGTTACCATGAATCATCTCTATTTTTTCTGTTAATATCAACCAATATTTGAGGATTTTGTTTTTTCCAGTTTACAAAATGTCTTTTATAATCTATTGGCGTTTTCTTACTTAATCCTATTAGGATGCAATGGTCGTTAAATGCTTCTAACTCTTCTGAGTTTGTTTTAGCTATTCTAACCCATTTTTCATCCTTTAAAGCTATTTCCTTACAATTTTCTAAAAATAAACCTTCCTCTTTATATTCCTCTTTTACTTTCTCTTCTTCTTCCTCTTTCCCTTTCTCTTCCCCTTTCTCTTTCTCTTCCTCTTGTACCGAAGCCCCTTGCCTACCCTTTACCGAACCCCCTACCGAACCCCCTACCGAACCCCCTACCGAACCCCCTTGCCTACCCCCTAATTTATTTTTACTTAAATAACCTTCTATTTGTGAGTTTATATTGTGTTCCTGTGACTTGTAAGCAAATAAAGCCATTGGAGACAAATTGTCCGTATCTATATTTTCAAACTGTTTTTTTAGCAAAGCCGTTATAAATTGTACTTTGTCAGTATCTGATTCTAACATTAAAAAAACATCATAATAAGATCTGTAAAAATTAAATGCTTTTCTGGTCATAAAATTAAAAAAGCCCTTCGGGAATAGTGCGGTAACGGGCGCGACCATTCCTTCGGGGCTAAAAAGTTAAAATTGATGCCGTTACTCATCAGTTGCTAAATTACGAAACTTTTTGCTTTTTTACGCTTTCCTGTAGATGTTTTTTTAGCTTTTTTATACCGGCAGAATTTAGCTTTGTGTTCATTAATCGGTATTCAAACCAACAGCAATAAGTACCGTACTTTGTTTTACCTTCTAATTTTGTTCTGGTAAGGTATAAACCGAAAGGTCGTTCTATTAATCTTGCAACTTCCCTGCTTATGTTACTGATACCAAAATCTTTGTAAGCCGTTTTAATGCTTACTGGTTTACCTGATAAAAGGTGTGTGGCAAGTGCCTGTGTTCGTGTCATGTTATTGGTTTTTATGGTTTAATAAAAATGTTCCCCATTGACTTGACATAGCTTGTGCAATGCCTGGAAATGTCTTTGACCTTACCTTACTCCGTTCATCGCCTTTTAAACTCCTTGCTTCTTTAAACCACAAGGGCTGTCTTTTTTTCTTGCCTGTCTTGCTATCAATCCATTCAAAAAACTCGCCTTTATCCGTATGCGTTACTACATCATCAAATAAATTAGGTGCTGCATTATGGTAAAGTGGTGGCAAGTTTTTCAACCATAGGCAAGTTGTTTTTTGTGCTTTATCGCCAAAATAATAAGGTTGTATTACTTGTGTTGGTGGCATATAAATTTTACTCATTATCCCTACCGGATTTTCTATTGCAATATGCTTTATTTTGGCTTTTGTTATTTGTAAAAAAAAGTCAATCCCTTGTTGCTGTCTGCCATCCTTTCGTTTTTGTTCAAACCAAGCAGCACCTGATACTGCTAAATGTGTGCAAGGTGGAAAGGCTATCATTGCATCCCAATTGTCATTTATAATATCAAAAACATTTCCTTGATAATGCTTTGCTTTTGGGTTTCTGTTTTTTTGCAGATCGCAACTCCAAGCATCAAAACCAATTTCTTCAAATCTTCCTCTTACTTCATCGCTTTCTTCACAAGCAATAAGTATCCTCATTTGATTAAATTTTATGGTTTAAAATATTCATCTAAAAGACTTTTAATGTGATCAAATCCGCATCCGAATACACCGGCATAACCTAACTCCTGCAACCTTTCAAGTGTTTTAAGTTGTTCATTTACATGGGTGTCTTTTCTTAAATCCCCTGACTTTGTGACAACTTTTGACAAATCTGTCTTTATCTCTATTACAAGTCCTTTGTAAATCTTATTCGGGTGTAGGATAATCAGATCAGGAATCTTATACCTTTTGCATCTTTTACGCTTAATTTCCATTTGCAGGCCTACAGTTACCCTTATCCCAGAGGCATCGGATAAATAGATCACATCAGGATACTTAGCGTCTAAATACTTACAGACAGCAGTATGAACTTCCTTTTCAGATATCTTTTTCATTAAATAAGTCTTCGCCATTATAATCGGGATGATTTTGGTGCATGGCATCGATTCCGCTTACCCATAAAAAAGCAATGCCTGTGCAGATTAGTGAGATAATTAAATAAATCATTTCAATTTGTATTTTGACTGTAAAGGGGCTAACATACATTCGGTCTTACTTTTGTAGATATAGTGAATTATAGTTGTATGATCTTTACCTAAAAATTTACCTATCTGTTTAAGGCTAATTTGAGAATTAAGTCTTACATACCTACAAAAGTGTACCCTTGCCGAGACCATGTTTTGTTGACGGCATCCGCTTTGCATCTCTTTTAAGGTAGTTGCGTAAATATGCGCTATTCTTTCGGCTTCTTCTACTAAATCAATCCTTTTCTCTTCAAATTGCTTTTGCTCTTCATTATTTACTAATATCCTTTTGTACTTAACAATGGTTTTAGTTTTTTCAAGTTTATACAAAATTCGCATTAGTTTTTCTGAGGAATAAGGCAATAAGTCAAGATTGAAATAATCCTTTATGTCGTTGTATGCTTCGTGTACTGTCATGATTAAAATGGTAGATCTGTGCTAAATTTAGGTTTTTCATTTTTGCTGTCTGTCTTTTGATACGGCTCTGATATTGTAAGAGATAGAAAAGTGCCTGTTTTACCTTCCCGTACCCATCCCGCCAAATCGTAATCTTTACCGTTTACGTTTAGTTTACCCTTGTAATAAGGTGCTTTTTCATTTCCTTTCTGGTCGTTTGTAAATAATACGCCTTTGTTTGTGTTGTCGTAGTTTGACATTTTGATCTGATTTTATTGGTTAATAGTTATTAAATCCTGCGTTTTTAAATTTCCTTTTTAATTCTGTCAAACAGGCATCAAATCCTGCTTTGTGACCTGCTTGGAAGAGTTTTAGTAAAGTCATTGGATCTGCATCTAATAATTGAATCCTTGTGAACTCAATGTCTGTGTCTATTACTTGGCATTTATCTCCTAATTCTTGCAGAACGTAATTAGCTCTGTCTGTCAGTAGTGTTAGTCTCATATACGAGTTTAGGGGTTTGTTTTAAGTTAATGTTTTCCGATCCATCTCCGAATGTGTCAACGCAATAAGATGCTGAGTTTACGTGCATTTTCAACTTATCCCTTGCAAATGTAAAAGCATTCATGACCTGAATGCTTTCGATCCTTTTGCATTCACGATATGTTGCTAATATTCTCAATGCTGACTCATGATCAATCTCTAAGAGTTTTAGCCAGAACATATCTACTGCTGATTTTTTTACTTCCATTGTTTAGGTTTTAAATTGTGATTAATTCTTTGCTGTACAAGTTTATGTTGAAATATCCTTCCTGAACTACCTTTTTGTGAGCTATGTGCAGTCTGTGATAGTAATTAACAGTTGAGGCATCGATGTTCAGTTTACGTGCTATTTCGATCTGTTTGAAATTACCTGAAGATAACATCGTATTAACTTCTTTCAGCTGTTGGTTAGTTAATTTTGATACCATCTAAAGCGGTTTTAAGTTTCATAAATTCGTCATGCGTTTCGGCTTTGTTTATGGCTACAATAGCCTTTACCTTTCTATCTTCTGGTAACTTTTCAGTCTGTCTAATCAATGCATCTTTTTCATCCCTTGTTGGTGTTTCCTTGCCATGTGTATTATTAGCGTCGGCATCCTTTGTGTCATCTAAAAGGAATAATCCTGAAAGCGCATATTTACGGGCGTAACTGCCAGATGCCCCAAAACTTTGTGCGATATGCATTCCCTTTGCGTTCGGCTCAATCCCTGCCTGTGCGTTTACTGTAATGCAATCGCTTTCGTGGCATAAGGTAGCGGTTGATTCTACATAAACCATCCCGCCAATTTCTTTTATTTGATCTGATAATGTTAAGGTGCATCCGTATTTAGAAAGTAGGGGTTTTACTGCTTCTAAAATGTCCTCAGCATTGCGGTACTTGTATTTACCAAATGCGTTAAACTGATTTTTGGGGGCTTTTAATTCGCCCTGAATTTGTAATAATTGTTTCATGTGTTTAGATTTATTGTTTAAAATGGTAATGGAGTGTTGGCGGGTATTGGATCATGCTTTGCGCCTATGCGCTTACCTTGAATGAGCAAATCCATCAGGAACATCTCAAGCCTTTTGATCTCTATTTCAACGAATTGAAAGCCTGTTTCAGTTACAGGATGAACAGCGACAAGTTTAGCTATGATGCTTTCATCTGTATATTCAGCATCGTTATAGCAGATAGATTTGATATGATCTAAGTCTGTAGACTGAATTAGGAATTTAACGAGCATTGTAAGATGATTTAGACTGTTTTAAGGCTTGTTTATGTCTATGAGTGCGGGCGTATTTGCCTTTCCAGATAGGCATCTGTTTGACCTTCTCAATGTTTATTAGGTCGTAAAAGTAAGCGAAGACGATAAGTCCGATAATCCAAAGTAGCATAATGTTTAGGTTTAAATGTTTAGAATAATTGCTATCTGAGTACAAATATATACACTTTATCAACATCATCCAAATATTTTTTTATATTTTTTTATATTTTTATATTTAAATGGGAAACCCTATATTATCATCCCTTGATAAAATAGCCTCTATATTAGAGATAGAATACGACGCCCCTAAATTTAGAGAATCCGACCTGAAAACAAAGAATTTCGATAAAGCCAGATACATTTATATCTGGTATGCCTTTAACGAATATAACGCCCCAAGATCAATTATAAGGGATACGCTAATATGCTATAAATATAAAAAGACCATTTACCAAGTAATTAGAAGGATGTACCTTCGTAGAAAGAATCCAGAACTATTAGCGGATATTTACGCTGTAAAACAAATGCTAAAATAATATGGCCAAAATAAGTTTTGATTACGACGGGGTGCTTTCTACTGCTAAGGGTAAAAAATTAGCAAAAGAAAAGATTAGCGAAGGCGACCAAGTCTATATTATAACGGCAAGGCAACAGGAAAACAGCGAATCGGTATATTCTACTGCAAAAGATTTAGGCATTAATAGAGATAAGGTACATTTTACAAACGGCCAAGATAAATGGAAAACCATTAAAAGATTAAATATAACGGTTCATTACGATAATAATCCTGAGCAAATAGATAAAATAAATGAGTTAACTGATTGTTTAGGAATACTTTATAATCATTAAAGACGAATAAATTATTATGGCTTTAATAAAAATAAACCAAATCAAAAGCAATCCTAATAACCCAAGATTGATTAAGGATGACAAATTTTACAAGCTTGTTAAGTCACTTGAGGAAGACCCTGACTTCTGTAATGTGCGACCTGTTGTAGTAAATAAAGACATGATCGTTCTCGGTGGCAATATGCGACTAAAGGCTGCAAAGGAGTTAGGCTGGAAAGAGATACCATGCGAGATAGTCGATTGGTCAGAGGAGAAGCAAAGAGCTTTCACGATTAAAGATAACGTAGGTTACGGTGAGTGGGATTGGGATATGCTTGCCAACGAATGGGATGCTGAAAAGCTTAATGAATGGGGGTTGGATGTACCTGACTTTAAAGCGGAAGTACTTGAAGCAGAAGAAGATGATTATGAAGCTCCTGAAGGTGGAATTGAAACAGATATAGTGCTCGGTGACTTGTTCGAGATAGGTGAGCATCGTTTGCTTTGTGGGGATAGTACGGATAGCGATCAGGTCGCAAAGTTAATGAACGGACAAAAGGCGGATATGGTATTTACTGATCCTCCTTATGGTGTAAGTTATGAAGGAGGTCATAATAAAAAGAAGCGGAAAGGTATTGAGAATGATACATTGGAAGGCGATAATCTTACAGACCTTTTCTACGATTCTTTAGTAAATGCCGAATTATTTTCATGGGAACACGCAGCATTTTATATCTGGTATGCAAATGGAAAGGCTGTTGAAACATTTAAATCATTTGATCAGTTATCATTAAAGGTTAGGGCAGTTATATGTTGGTACAAGATTAAAAGTGGATTAGGGGCATTTATGAGCCAATACATTCCAAACTACGAACCTTGTATATATGCTTTTAAAGATGGTCATGCGCCGCAATGGTTTGGGCCAACTGATGAAAAGACTGTATGGGAGCTTAAAAAGGAAAATAAAAATGATTACCATCCTACACAAAAACCAGTAGAGTTACCAGAAAGAGCAATTAAAAATAGCAGTAAGATAAATCAAATAGTTGTGGATTTATTTACAGGCAGCGGATCAACAATGGTCGCTTCTCACCAACTGAAACGCAAGTGTTACGGTATGGAACTCGATCCTAAATACTGTCAGGTCATTATAGACAGGATGCTTAAACTTGATCCAACGCTGCAAATCAAAAGAAACGGAAAGCCTTATAAAACAACGAACTAACAACGAATGCCAAATCCTGAAAACATATTAAATCAAGGCTTTCATACTAACCCAGAACGTATAAATAAAGAAGGTAGACCGAAGGGAGTACGTAATAGAGCAACTATTGCAAAAGAATGGTTAGAAGTAGAACAATCATTTAGAAATCCTATTACAGGCAAAGAAGAGGTTTTGCAACAACAAGATATTATGACGCTGGCATTAATAAAAAAGGCCAGAGAGGGAGATGTAAATGCGTTTAAAGAACTTATGGATTCTGCATACGGCAAATTAACTCAGCCATTAATACATGAAGGTAACGAAGAAAAACCTTTATTATTTCTTAAACATGGAAGCAATCCCGATAATAGTAACAGAAATATTTGAGCGCAATTTTGAAGCATATAATGAAGGCTGGTCTATAATATGTAATGAGGGCGGAAGTAGAAGTTCTAAATCTTACAGTATTATTCAGCTTTTAATAGGTATTGCAGATTCAAAACCAAATATACGTATCTCCATAGTTAGCCATTCATTGCCTCATATTAAAAGAGGTGCTTTTAGGGATTTTAAACAAATATTACAAAAATGTGGCAAATGGCGAGAAGATAGGTGGAGAGCCACAGATTTTTATTATACATTCCCAAACGGTAGCTATATCGAACTTTTCGGACTTGAGGACGAAGGCAAAGCAAGAGGGCCGAGTCGTGACATCCTTTTTATCAATGAAGCTAACCTAATCAATAAAATACTATTTGACCAATTAGCCATGCGTACTACATGCACTATTTTTATGGACTGGAACCCTGCCGAATTTAGATCGTGGGTTTACGACATTGCAGACAATACCAAAAATAAAAAGATCCATTCTACCTATTTAGACAATATCTATAACCTATCCCAACAGCAAATAGATTACATAGAAAGCTACAAAGATTTGCCAGATGATTTTATGTGGAAAGTGTACGGGTTAGGGCAAAGGGGTGCATCTAAGGAACTGATATATACTGCATGGAAAATAGCGGATGAATTTCCAAACAAGGGGCAGACATTTTACGGCTTAGATTTTGGTTATACAGTACCCACAGCATTAGTAAAGGTAGAGCATTACGAATCGGCTAATTATGTAAAGGAATTGCTTTACAGCCCTAAGTTGACAATTTCGGACATCATAAGCAAATTAAAGGAATTAAATTTGTCAAGAAGTGAGGAAATCTTTTGTGATGCCGCAGAGCCTAAAACAATAGAGGAACTTACAAGGGCGGGTTTTAATTGTAAGCCAGCGAATAAAGATGTATGGGCGGGCATCATGAAAGTTAAATCATATCCTTTGCATATTGTACAAAATAGCAATAATCTGAAATCTGAATTGCAATCGTACAAATGGAAAACAGATAAAAACGGGGAAATAGCGGCGGATGAGTCACCGGTCAAAGAAAACGATCACTTATTAGATGCCATGCGTTACGCTATCTTTACAAAATTAACCACTAAATCGCCCAGTTGGGTAGCTTTCTAATGAGTTGGATTACGAAACTTTTAGGCATGGAAAAGATCAAAACTAAGGCAATGACTTTTCCCAGCGTTTACATTGGCCATCAAGCTAATTTTTTTAAATGGGATAAAGATTCAAACGCATACAGCAATAACGATACTATCTATACGGTAGTTAAGAAAATAGCAAAGAAAGCGTCGAATGTGCCTATTTATACCTATCTGCCAAAAAACGAAACAGCATTAAAAAGATACAAAAATTCACCACTAAATAACATATCTAAGTATCAGATTAATAAGATTAAGGCATTGGATGAAATGGCGGTTAATACGCCTTTATCAATGCTTATAAATAACCCTAACCCATCGCAGGGATCGGATAGTTTTTTTGAGGCTATATTTTCTTTTTATACACTTTATGGTGAGGTTTTTATATGGCTTAATCGTGGCGGGATAGAAAACGGCGAAGTGTTGGAAATGTATGTATTGCCGCCATCAAAGGTTGAGTTAGTGCCAGATCCTCAGGATTTATACGGCGTTACGGGATATCTGCTAAATATAGGCGGTAAGTTTATACCGATTAGCAAGTCAGAGATTATCCATTGGAAAACATTTAATCCAAACTTTGATGCGGTAGATCGTGAGCATTTACGTGGATTTAACCCATTGCTTCCCCTTAAACGTAGATTACAACAGGATAATGATGCAATGGAGGCGGCGGTAGCTATGTTTCAAAATGGCGGGGCAAAGGGCGTTATGTTTAACGAAACATTGGATAATTTAACCCCTGAGCAATCGGGTCAGCTAAAATCTGTTATTGATAATAAGATCAATAATACGGCAATGAAATCGGCTGTAGCTACTTTGCAGGGCAAATGGGGCTATTTAGATATTGGTAAGGATTCTGTAGATATGCAACTTTTAGATAGTCAGGATAAGACAATGGAGCGCATTGCAATGGCTTTCGGTGTAGATCCCGATATTTTAGTATCTGGTCAATCTTTTAGTAATAAGGAATGGGCGCAAAAGAAATTTGTTACCGACCTAATTATGCCTTTGTGCAATAGTCTAAGGGATGAACTTAACAGGCAATTAGTACCGTTTTTTAAGGGAAAGGAATATTTAGATTACGATTTTTCTGCCATACCTGAATTACAGGATGATTACAGTAAGATGTCAACAGTCTATAACGGCATGTTTGACAGAGGCGCAATTACAGGCAATGAATACAGGCAATTGTTAGGTTTTGAGCCTACAAATGAGGATATGCATAGTAAGTATTTAATTACTGGGCAATACAGTTTAATTGAGGATGTTGACGTACCTAATGAATCGGTGGCAGATGAACAAAGCGAGAAATATAACGATTATTTGGGCTAAGGATTACGGGTGGCAGTTTGTGAATGCAGATATATTTAAGGCTTTTATTAACGTGCCGGCAATAGAGTTTTACAAGTTTATAGAGTACAATGTCAGAAATAACAGAAATTAAAAAGTATTGTGACAGTATCGCCAAACGTAAGTATCCTGAAACAGAAAAAGAGAAAAACTGCATTAACGAATATGGCAAGATGGTAATTAAAAGAGGCCAATTTAGTAAGCAATTAATTAACTTTATTACAGAATATGACGGCAAGACAGAGGCGAATATATTGGAACAGGGAAAGGAATAAAGCCGTTAAATACATCACAAAGTATCAAAAGAGGTTTTACAATGCTTTACAGTCTGATATGTCAGATTTTAAAGATGCGTTAAGGGACGGCGAACAATCTGCCAGAAAGTTTACTAATAGTTTACTTTTTAGCGATAGGATAAGCCGTACATTAGATCAGCTAATACGTGAAATAGGGGTAAGGTATGCAAGGCAGAATTACGATACTTTACGCAAAGAAAAGCAGTTTAACACATCTGAGGAATGGGTGCAAATGATACTTGACTATTTAGGCACTAACTTTTACAATCAGGGGGTTTTGCAGATAGTAAAGACAAGTAGAAAAATGATGCTTGACATATTAGAGCGTGGCAATCGGGAAGGGTGGGGTTATATGGATTATGCAAAATACATTTCAGAGGCCGTACCTGAGTTAAATAGGAATAGGGCGGAAATGATCGCTCGTACTGAGGTAGGCAGGGCTATACATGCCGGCGCATACGTTGGGGCGGATAAGTCATTGTTTCAAAAGCAAAAGATTTGGATAGCCGCAAAGGATAATAGGACAAGGGGTAACCCTTTTAAGGGGCAAAAAGATAAAGCCGACCATTGGCATTTAGATGGGCAAACGGTAGATTTTAATGATAAGTTTATAGATAGCAAATCGGGTAGTGAGTTAGATCATCCACACGATCCACAAGCGCAAGCGGTAGATGTGATCCGATGCCGTTGTACTTTTGCCATTACAAATAAAAGGGATGCAAACGGAAGGTTAATGAGAAAAAATCCTATAGTTGACAGATTAAGATAAAAAATACAATATATCAATTCAATTTTGTTAATATGCCAAGTCCGAGAGCAAGCGAAAATAGAGATCAGTTTTTAGAGCGTTGTATGGGGGATAATGAAATGGTGGGAGAATATGGCGAAAACGATCAAAGGTATGCCGTTTGCATTTCTTATTGGCAGAATAAGAAAAGTATGAATACGATACAGCACAAAGTATACGATCTGAAAGCATTGGATGTTGACACATCTAATCGTAGCGTAAAGGTTGCCATTGCTGAAATGGAAAGCGTAGATAGAGACGGTGATGTATTCGAAAAATCTGCATTTGATAAAACAATAGCAGAGCGTGGCCCTAATGGATCTAATGAGATATGGCATCTAGTAAACCATGAGCGCAAACTTGAATCTTCATTAGGTAAATTTCAAAAGCTATATAAAGAGGGGAAATATATCGTAGGTGAAAACAGTTATAGGGATATGTTCCTATGGAAAGAGGTTGCATGGCCTTTATATGAACGTGGCGATATTACACAACATAGCGTTGGGTTCTCTGTTCTCAATCAGCAAAAAGGCGTTAATCACAATGTTATTACTCAGGTGGCTTTATGGGAAGGTAGCGCAGTTCTATGGGGTGCTAATCCTAATACGCCGACATTTGAAGTAGTTAAATCCTTTTTAGAGCAAAAGAAAGAAACAGCCGTAGATTATATGGCATGGGTTATTAAAAAGCTAAAAGAGGGTAAATACACAGGCGAAAACGAATCTTTACTTATAAACGAATTGCAAGAAGTTTCGGCTTTATTTGTGCCGCAAGAAATTGCACACGAAGAGGTCAAGCCGCAGGAAACTGCACAAGACTTGAAACAGCTAAAATCTGCAATAGATATATTAACATTAAAATTTTACAAATAACACAAAATGGCAAATGAAATTTTAGATGCCTTGAATCCCCTTGTGGATGGCATCAAATCTGAAATTAAATCTGTAGATGCTAAATTAGCCGCAGATATCGCTCAACTCAATGAAGATGCGCAAAAGAAAAATGAATCAATCGGCGAACTGTCAGCAAAAGTAAAAGAAATGTCTGCATCCGCTAACCGTTTGAAGTCTGGACTTGAAAGTTCTGCAAAAAAAGACTGGTCTAATTCCGACAAATTCAAATCTGCTATTTATGATATCGTAGCTGAGAATTTCGATAAAATTAAGAATGAAACATCTTTTCAATCTACTAAGGTAGTAGGTGACATGACATTGGGTAACAACCTTACAGGAAGTTCACAAATTAGTTATGTTCCTTCTAACTTACTTCGTTCTTTCTATAATCCTCACCTTTACGATGTTTTCCGCATCATCCCTACTGCTACAGGAAGCGTAACTTTCCCTCGTGGAAATAACCCTGTAGGTGAAGGATCTTTCGGGGCGCAAACAGAAGGCCAAAGTAAAGCACAAGTAGATTACGATGTAACAATGGTAAACGTTGCTGTTCCTTTTATCGCTGGTTTTGCTAAGGTTAGCCGTCAAATGCTACAGGATCTACCTTTCTTACAGGCCTATCTTTCTCAGTCACTTGTTGAAGACTGGAACAGAGCGGTTAATACACGTTTCCTGAACACTATCGCTTCTGGTTCTACTGCACTTTCATCTTCTGCTACTGTTAATGCTGAGAAAATGATCGATGGCGTTGCACAGCACATGGCATTAGGTTTGGGTATGCCTAATCTTATTCTTACTACCCATGCTTCATGGGCTAATCTGATGAAAACTAAGCCTGCTGATTACAGCGTGCCGGGTGGTGTAACTATCGGTGCAAACGGTGAAACACGTATCGTTGGTATCCCTGTAGTTCCTCATGCTCAGGTAACCCCTTCACGTTTCTATGTTATCAATACAGAAGCATTCGGAATCGCTCAAGCGTCTGCACTTAGCGTACGTAGCACAGAATTTGATGATACAGATTTCCAAAAGAATCTTATCACTTATCGTGCTGAAGCCCGTATCGAACTGCTTAGCTTCCAGCCAACTGCCGCCGTTTACGGTACAAGCGGAACAGCATAATATCCTGTTTGTTTTGTTAGGTTGCAATTAGAGGCCCTCCATTTTTGGGGGGCTTTTTTGTATATTTGAAATATGAAAGCCATTTGCCTAAGCCTTGCAAGCCGAAACGATAGATGGGAACTTGCACAAAAGCAATTTAAAGAACAGAATTTAGAAGTAGATAGATTTTTAGCGATTAAGCATGAAGATCGTTTTACATCTTTTAATTTATCGCAAAAGGCTATTTTAAAATCAATAACAGAAAATACATTGGTATTTGAAGATGATGTATTGTTTGTAAATAATATGCTTAAATACGTATTAGAAACAGCCCCAGATGATTACGATATATTGTATTTATCGGGTCACGTATTAGCCCCATTAAAACATATTCAAGATCATTGGTGGAGGTGTAAACAAACGCACACGACACATTCTGTTATTTATACCGAAAAGGCGGCACAGTATATTTACGATAGATACGATCCATATAAAGACGGGATTTATGATGATTATCTTTTGCGCAAAATACAGCCTGAATTAAAGTGTTATATTTGTAAGCCTTTCATTACTACTCAAAGGGCGGGGTATAGTGATTTATGGCAGACGGATACCGATTACGGGATATTGCATACACAAAGTAAGTTAATATGAATATTACCCATATCACATTTAGCGACCAAAATATGTCACAAAGCGGAATTGTATGCCGCAATAGTGCGTTAAATAACGGGGCGGACATATCTATTATGTATAATCAATCATGCTATTCTGAGGAATTTAAACGGATGAATCATGATGTGTTAAGCAAAGAAAGGGGTGCGGGTTATTGGCTATGGAAGCCGTACATTATAGAAAGGAAATTAAGCGAACTACCTGAAAATGACATATTTGTTTATAGCGATGCGGGGGTGGAGTTTGTAAATAGTCTAAAACTGATAATAGAGCGGATGGATTCTGATGTATGGCTATTCGGTAATAACTACAGGCATTTAGATTGGTGTAAAATGGATGTAATGGATTTTATTTTACCGAATTGGGAACTTTCGTACGACATGGAGGCAAGGCAAGTGCAGGCATCTGTTATTATAATTAAAAACACTTTACAGGCAAGAATGTTTGTTAGGGAATGGCTTAAATTATGCCAAGTAAACGGGTTTATAGATGACAGTCAAAGCAATACACAAAATTATTTACATTTTATAGAGCATAGGCATGATCAGGCTATCTTAACCTGTTTGGCTTATAAATACGCAATTAAATTACATTGGTGGGCGGCGCATTATAACGGCGGTCAATTTATTTATGATAAGCATCCGCAATTTGCTGAAGATAATTACCCTGTAATATTTAATCATCATAGAAAACGTAATAACGAATGGTAACGGCTTTAAGCATAGGAAACGGCGGGTTAGGTAGGTTTGGAAATCAGTTATGGACAATTGCAGGCGTTATAGGTATTGCAAAGCGTAATAATACATCATTTGCCTTTCCTAAATGGGTGAATAGAGATAACGCCTTGTTTGGGGATTTTGCAGATACTATGGATAGGTTTTTTGTAAATAAGTTACCTATTTTGCCAGACGGCAGACATATAAATAGTTACGGGTATTTTTGGGGATATAAAGATGTCGATCTGTCAAATTGTGATTGGAATATAGATGCCCATCTACAAAGCCCTAAATTCTTTGAACATTGCATGGATGAAATAAGGCATTATTTTACTATGGTAAATGAGCCTAAGCAAAATAACTTTTGTGCTATTCATGTTAGGGCGGGTGATTATTTAGACGATCCAAATGCTTATCATCCCAGATGCTCAGAGGAATATTACAAAGAGGCATTTAAATTAATGCCGGCAGATACACAGTATATCGTTTTTTCAGATGATTTAGAGTTTGCAAAAAAGAGGGTAGGGATTGAGGCTTTATACTTATCTGGTAATTACATAGACGATTTTAGGCTAATGAAACGATGCAAACATTTTATAATAGCAAATAGTAGCTTTTCGGCAATGGCGGCTATATTAGCAGATCATCCCGATAAGAAAGTAATTGCCCCATCTAAATGGTTTGGGCCTCATGTAGATATTTCAGCAAAAGACATTTATCACCAAAATTGGATAGTTATATGAAAATTCTATGGTCTATACATTTGTACTTCCCAAAACATGGAAGTGGGGCGGAGGCAATGGCACGCAATATTAATAGGCATTTAATAAGTCAAGGCCATGAAGTTAAAATATTGCTTCATCAAGCTAATCAGTATAAAATTACTGAGATGTACACATATGAGGGGGTAGATGTATTCCCCCCAGATGAATACATTATAGATAAACTATTTACATGGGCGGATGTCGTTATTTCACATTTAGATTACAATAAATGGACTACCCATACTTGCCAAAAGTATAATAAACCATTTGTTCATATAGTACATAACGATACATCCTACCCAAGTGTAAAAGATTCGCCTATTCCTGTTAATGTTATTTATAATTCTGAATGGTGCAAATTATCATTGGGCTATAAATGGCCTTCTATTGTTTTTCCACCTCCGATTGATGAATGGGTCAAAACAGATGATAAGGAAAGGAAATATATTACTTTGATTAATTTAAACCAAAACAAGGGCTCAAGATATTTTTATGCAATGGCAAAAAGGTTGCCACAATTTCAATTTTTAGGGGTAAGGGGTAGTTATGATGGCCAGCATATTGAAAATCTGCCAAACGTTAAAATATTACCAAATACGCCAGATATTCGTGAAATATATAAAGTGACAAAGGTGTTATTAGTGCCAAGCCATTACGAATCTTGGGGCATGGTTGCAGGTGAAGGGATGATAAACGGCATCCCTGTAATATATAATCCTACAGCGGGATTACTTGAAAACGTAGGGGATGCGGGTATTTGTATAAATAGAAAAGATACCGAAAAATGGGCATCTGAAATAAATAAGTTAATGACGGATGATGTCTATTATAAAAAATGGAGCAAAAAGGGATTAAAGCGGGCAGATCAGTTAAAACCTAAGTTTAAGGAATTAGAAGATTTTATCTGTAAATAAAAAACCCGCCTGTAGAAACAAGCGGGGAACATAAAACCTAAACTATATGAGAAAGCCAAAATTAGAAAAATGTTAGTTGACAAACTATATTTTTTAGCCTTATTGTAAGATTAATTTTGATAAAATGAATAATATTTACGAAATAAAGGTATCGGACGGTGCAGAGCCTGTTAATCTTGCAACTGCAAAAGACTGGTTAAGGGTTAGCACAGAAGATGATGATACAATAATAACGGATCTTATTACGGTAGCCCGTAAAAGAATAGAAGCATATACTTTGCGTTCCTTAGTCGCTAAATCTATAACCTTAACAGGATATGTTGACACTGCTTTTATGCTACCTTATGCGCCTATTTCTGCGCTATCTGCGGTCAAATATCTGGACGGGCAAACGGTAGACACAGGCGTTAATGAATGGGAGACATTAGATCCAGATGAATATCAGGTTATAGGATACAATGACAGGCAATTTAGGCCGCATTTTGCCGCTATTTATGAAATTACCTATACAACTACTGCAAATGCAGATTCAGGGCTTAAAACGGACTTAAAACGAATTTTGTTATGGTTGTACGAAAATAGAGGGGATGATAGCGATAATATGCCAGACGAATTAATGAGCAATGCCAAAACATTAAAAGTACTGACATGGGTATAGGTGTTGCCAGAAAGGTGAAAATTGTTGTAGTGGGTCAAACTGAGGGGGTAGACGGCCCAGATGTGACATCGGACGAAGTAGCTAACCTATGGGCGCAAATTAATACCATTAGTCAGTCAAGGGGATTTGATGCCGGCAAAGCTAACTTTAAAACATCTTATGAATTTTTAATAAGGTACGATTCTGCCATAGAAATATCTATCCGCTGTATGATTGAATACAGCAATAGATTTTATTCTATACAAAGCATTGACAGGGTAGATAGGGTAAGGGCGGAGGATAAATTTGCAAGCCAATTGCAAAATAATCCTGAAGGTAGATATTGGCGAATTATTGCCACATCCCAAGATATAGCCTAATGTCTAAGTTTACTTTTGAAATACAAGGTTTGGATAAGCTACAGGCAAAAATCAAAACTTTGCCAAAAGATGTACAGGAAGAGGTTGTAGGGGAAATACAAGCATGGGGTTATGAGGTAAACGGCCAACAACTTGCATTAATAAGCCAGCAAAAGATACAGGATTTAGGGGCATTACAACAGAACACAAAGGCAATGCCAACAAAGGACGGGGTAGAACTTATTAGCAATGTTTATTATGCCCCATTCATAGAGTTTGGTACGGGTGCAAAGGTTAAAATACCTTCTGAGGTTACGGCTTATGCGGCGCAATTTAGAGGTAAAAAACAAGGTACCTTTAAGGAGTTTGTGGCTAAAATGAGGGCATGGCTTAAACGGAACGGATATAATGAGAAATTAGCATTTATTGCGGCATTAAATAAGATTAAAAATGGATCAGAGCCAAGACCGTACTTTTTCGATCCTTACCTAAAAAATAGAAAGAAATTAATAGAACGCATTAACAAGGTAATATCTGATTTATGAAAGATCCAATTAAGTTTATTAAAGACGCATATTTTAACGCCTTAAATGGGGCTGTAACGTACAATGGTAGCGAAGTGTACGTATATGACGAAGAGGCGGACGAAACGGGCGGGGATTACTATATTTTAATTTCTACCATTACAGATGCGGATGCCCCTAATAAGGCTAAGTTTATGAATGATGTGCAAGTGCTGATTGATGTGGTTAGCCAAAACAATTTTAGGGTAGATCTGGTAAAAAAGATAGTTGACAGCATAACGGAAAAGGTTTTAAATGTGATTATACCTTCGGTAGGTAATAGTTCCTTGTCAGATAATACGGATTTTCAGATTATAGATGTAAGGAAAAGCGGAAGTCAGCACGTGCCGATTATTGATACAGGAACTAAAAAGATAGTTAGGAGATTAACAACATTCACACAATTAATAATAGAAAAATAAAATGGCAACAATTCAAGGTACATCGGTCACTTTACAATTAAGAGAAAGCGGAACTACAGGCGCATATTTAAACGTAGTTTGTGAAACAACAAGTAGCCTGTCAGGATCTGCTTCTGTAACTACAGCGGTAACAAAATGTAACACAATCACATCTGTAGCCGCCCCAACGATCACTTTTGCGATTGATGGTGTAGCTGAAACAGCCCCAAGTGCAGGGCAAGTTAGTGTTGAAAATATGCTTTCATGGTTTAAGGGAAACAGTTTGTTAGATATTAAATATGAAGATCCTGAAGGTTCAGGAACAAATTTTTATGTTCAAGGTAGTGGATATATTACTGAGTTTGGTATAACTTCGCCTGCGGAAGGTGCTGTAACTTTTACTGCTTCTTTCCAATTAACAGGAACAGTAGATATAACCCCATAATATGAAGATAAACGATAAACAAATAAGCCTCCGTTTTGGGATGCTTTCAGTTGAGATTTTTTTAGGAGAGGCCGCTAAAGATAACGGCCTTTCTTATTATAGTTCTTTGCAAATGGCACGAATTATTTATGCCGGCATGGTCAATTATTACGAAGTCAAACAGCAAAAGTACCCGATCACTTTTGAAGAGATTTACGATTTTGTAGAAAGCCGAATGATGTCAAGTGAAGATAATAGTGAGTTGATTGAGGTAATTAATGATTTTAATAACTGTCAAGCCATACAGAAAAAAAAGGATGCTTTAATAGAGGCAAATGAAGAGGTAGAAGAGATAAAAAAAAAGCAGATTGGCATAATACAAGAATCACAGCCTATGCAGCCGGATTAAGGCCTGAAGAGTATATGTGGATGAAGCCCAGCGATTTTTATCAATTTATCGAAGGGTATAATAAAAGGCTCATAGATCAACATGAAATAGCAAGGCGGCAAGCGTATTTTACAATCGCCCCTCACCTTAGCAAACAGTTGAATATGAGCCAATTTTATAAAAACTATTGGCCATTGCCTGATGATAAGATAGAGGAAAACAGCAGGGAAAAAAGATTAATGGATAAGTTAAAAAGGTTAAAAGAAAATGGCGGCGGAAGGATTACAAATTAAAATATCTGCTGACGTACAGCAAGCGATTACTAACATAAATAAATTCAATAGTGAATTAATTAATGCAAGTAATGCCACAGAAACATTAGGGTTAAAGAGCATTAATATTTTAAATAACCAACTGGAAAGGTTACAAAGGTTAGCCGCAAACCCAAATTTATCTACAGAACAATATCAGAGATTAGGGTCGTTAATTAGTAAGACATCAAAAGAAGTAAATGTCTTAAATAATTCATTATTAATATTAAACAGAAATAATAGTAATACAACACAAGGCACAAACCAAGCTACTGTAGCCTTAACAAATTTTAGTAGGGTTGCATCGGATGCGCCTTTTGGATTAATAGGTATTGCCAATAACATAGATCCGTTAGTACAATCATTTATAGCATTAAGAAAAGAAACAGGATCTGGTAAAGCGGCATTATCTGCATTAACAGCATCATTAACAGGTGGGGGAGGTTTAATAATTGCCGTTTCGTTAATTACATCTGCTTTGCAATTTGCACAATTAGGTTTTAGTAGATGGGGTGCAAGTGCGCAAAAAGTTAAAGAAGATCAAGATAAATTAAAACAGGGGACAGATCAGTTAGTTACTACAATAACTAAGCAAAGGGTAGAATTTGAGGCATTAGTAAATATTGCAAAAAGTGCTAATAATACCGAAAATGAAAGGGCGCAGGCATTAGAAAGACTTAACAAAATACTTCCCGATACCATTGGTAAATTAACGGCTCAAAATATAGCCACACAGGAAGGCGCACGCATTACAAGGGAATACATTAAAGCGATAGAGGGAAGGGCTACAGCGGAGTTACTTATAAATAGAATTGCGGAAAATAACGTAAAGCTATTTGATAATAGAAATAATGCCCTGCAAAAGTCTTCAGAAATAGAAAATAAGTTAGTAGAACTTAGGGCTAAGTATAATAAGGCATTAACGGCTACAATTCCTAACTACCAAGTTATTGAAGCATTTTCCGCAGAAATAGAAAATAATGAAAGCAGAAGGAATCAGATACAAAAAGAGGGTAGGGATATAGCATCTCAGATTTTAGCAGATAATCAAAAGTTAAGAGCCGAATATGAAAGGCAATTGCCAGCTACAAATGCCTTAGCGTTGGGTAATGAAAAGGCGCAAAAGTCTGCTTCAAAAGCCACAAATGAAATTGTTGATTTATTAAAGCAATATAATGAGCAATTAAAAGGCATTAATTGGGATGAGCAAAACAGGCAAATAGACGGAACAAAGAAAAGATTAGAGTTAGCGGGCGAAACATTAAAAACCCTTTATTTAGCTGGAGTAAAAGAAACAAGTGCCGCATGGATAAGAGTTAAAGCCGATTTTGATCAGTTCCAAAGTGCATTTGATAAGTTTGTAAGAGATAAAAGATTAGCCGAAATAAATGCAGGCGTACAGGAATATACTAACAATATCGGAAGCTATACAGAAAAAGCATTAGGCGAAACACAAAAGAAAGTAATAAAGGCTCTTAATGAAACAGGCAAGCTATTTTTAGAAAACTACAAAGCGCAACAAAAGGCTTTATCTGATTTGCAGAAAAAAAATGAAGAGTTAGCAAATACTATATCTGGATTTTTAAGTCCTGCATTGGAAAGCGTATTTGAAGCGGTAGTCAAAGGCGAAGATCCTTTTGAGGTATTGCAAAATAGCGTAAAACAATTAGTTATAGAATTAGGAAAAGCCGTAATAAAATCCTTAATTTTAAAGGCGGTTACATCTGCAATAGGTGGCCCAGCGGCAGGGGCAGCGGTAAGCGGTACGGGTCTTGCAACTATGCGTGGTGATGTATTTTCTTTTTTACTAAGTAGGGGTAGATAATGGCATATAACACAAAATATAGAATAGAGTTTGATACTGTAAAGGGTAGATCTATTAAAATAGATATAGAAGAAGATGCCTTTGCCGGTAGCATAACTAACCTAACAGCATCGGGTGATATGCCGTTGGAAATATCCTACCCAGACGGGGAATTTGACAAAATGTGTGGTATCAGAGAAAGCAGGCTAAGGATAAAGGTTATATCTAATAATATCAATACGGACGATTTACTGATTACATCCGATACACAATACAAGGTAAAAGTGTATGTAAATAATAATGTTGAGTGGGTAGGGTGGCTGGATAATGATTATATTACTGAGCAATTTTTAGATACTACAAACGAAATAGAATTATCCGCATCGGATGGCTTATCTCTTATCAAATCCATAGAATTAGCGGATTTATCAGGTAATGAGGTATGGGGCATTTATAGGGTTAAGGATTTTATAGCTTATGCCTTAGATAAAACAGAATTGGGGTTAGATTATTGGAGTTATATCAATATGTACCCTGCTAGCGCATCTCAGAGGGCTACAAACGGCGATTTTGACGCTTTCTATTATTCTCATGTAACTTCACATACATTCATTCGTGGCCCACGTGAATTTGACGACTGCTATACCGTATTGTCAAAGATCATGCAGGCATATGGATGTACTTTGTTTCAGGCAAGGGGGGCATGGTATATTTTACAGACTAATGACAGAATAGCGGCGGATCTTGACGGAAATAGGCGTAATTCATCAGGAACATTTCAGCAAACGGTCACAAATCAGGATTTCAGCATAGATATTGGTTTGGATAAGGTTACTAAGCTAATAAATGCGGATGCCTTAACAAGTTGGGAAAAGGAATTTAAAGAAACTGTAATAAAGTATAGTTTTAAAATGCCTCCCATATTTTTTAGGAATTGGGATTTATTAGACGGTACATTTAGCAGTCCTTTGTCTGGAAACATTACAAGGTTTATAATAGTTAATAATGTAATTACAGCCATAACACTACAAAGGCAAGTTTATAGCATTTTATATTGGCAAAACGGAGAAAATCCAACATCCACAGGAAGTACAGCATATGTAGGAGTAGAGGTAGATAATACAACTAATGCAGAGCTAACAAGGTATCTATTGTTTTATGAAGATACTAACCCAAATAATGATAATGCAAAACAAACTACAGAATATTGGGTAAATGCAAATGATGTATTAAATTTATCTTATTCTACAAGGGAGAAAAATACAGGCTTTGTTAATACAAATCAGTTTGTATATGTCAAATTAGAATTGGCAGACGGTAATTTTTATACTTTATCTTCTACAGGAACATGGTCGTATAATTTGTGGCGTAGGGTAGGGGTTGCATGGTCAAGTGCTGAAGATCGTAGGTTTTGGAAAGACTATGAAATACAGGCACAGCCTTTCCCAGAAAATGGTAAATTAACAATTGAGTTTACAAGTATAGGGCATAGCAGAACGGCTAATAATGAAGTGCATTATAAAGATATGTCTATAGATATTAGGACATATTTTAACGAAATGCTTGAGGTTGACGGGTACGAATATAAAAATAGTCAGGTTAGCGAATTAAAAAACTTATACGATAATGAGATATTTTTAAGCAAATCAGATAATATAGGCACACAGGGCGCAATACTTGCAAGCAATTATACGCAATTAAATAACTGGAAATATTACAGCGCAAACGACAATACAGCCGTAAACTTTGCTAAGTATAATGCAAGGGGATATTGGCGGGCGATGTATCGTAATTTTCAAAGAATGGAGGGTAGATTATATGATTTATATCAGGGAAGTAGATTAATTTCACCGTTAAATACAGTTGAGTTTTCTGCTATTTCAGATAAAGAGTTTATGATTACTACATTAAATATTGATGTACGAAATGAATCGGCAGAATTTACAATGGTTGAACTTAGAAACACATCTAATAATAACGATTTTACCCAATTAGGAAATGAAGCATTTAGATATTTAAATGTAAAGGCGCAAAATTATGATGATGTGATTAAAGAGCCACGAACGCCAATAGACTGGAAATATGGCACTATGGGTATTATAATGAGTTTATTAAAAAGAAACAAAAGGAGAAGATTTAATAATTATTCGTAATGCAAGTAGTTAAAATTATAAGGACTGTAGATATTACGGAATTAACCGAAACAGAAGATCAGTTTATAGTTCGTGATCTTGTGGACGGAAAATATTACATAGGTGATGGTAGCAACTTACTTGTTGAAATAACTACAGACAAATCCAATAAATGGGCAAAAATATTTTTCTATGGAGGTGATTAAAGTTTTAGGTAAGGTTTCGCCAAGTGCAACCATATTAACCACTTTGTACACAGTACCTACAGATAAAGGGACGGTAGTATCTTTTTTAAATATTTGCAATAGAGATACATTAGACGCTACCATTAGAATAGCAATTTATCGTACTGAAACGCCTGCAACTGCTGATTATTTAGAATATAACATGACAGTTTATGGTAACTGTTCGGCTCAAAGGTTGAAAGGGGTTACAATGGCTCAGGGGGATATTGTTAGCATTTACGCATCTTCTCAATATATTTCTTTTCAATTATTCGGTAGTGAATTTGATCAATCATTTGAATATCCATAATTATGGCAAATCTTAACGGAAACGAACTTGTTTTATACGCTTATGAAAATTTATATCCAATAGGATGTGAGGAAACATTTACCCTTAATCTGACGTCTAATGAGATAATAACTACAACAAAGGGAAGCGGCAGGGCTACAAATAGGGAATATGGCAGTTATGACTGGAAAATACAGGCAAGCGGGGTTATTACAGTTGACGAAGCTACAAAGGTCAATCCATTGCATTTTAACGATAATCTGATAAAAGGTAAAAAGGTAGCGGTTAAAGCAGTTTACGGATCTGATTTTTATTTCGGTATTGGCATCGTTTCAAGTGCAACTAATACCGGCACATCGGGGGAGTTGGCTAAATATGATATTACGATAAATGCAGATGGGCCGTTGTATAGCACAAACGACCTAAAAAATACAGAAAATGAGCCGACATATTTAGAGTATAGCACTACTAATTTTTCCATAACATATTCATCTGCAAGCCTTTTAAACGCTACTATTTTAATGGTATTTGTTGACGGTGAATATTACGCCCCAGATACTTATGAATTTATACCAAACAATGGGTATGGATTAGGGGTTATTACTTTCGATTCAGCATTTGCATCTGGGAAAACTGTTAAAATATATTATATTCCTTAGAGTTGACATTTAAAAAAATAAGCCCTATTTTGGGCATTAATTTTGAAATATGAAGCATTTTTTAATAATTATCTTTGTTTTATTAGCTTTCACATCATTTGCACAAAATAGATTCCCGTCTGTAGATTCTGCTAAAAATTACGTTTTAAGATACGTAAAAAATAGTGCGGTTGAATCATTTACTAATTATAGGATGCAGAATACTGTTTATGGGACATTACAGTTATTAGATAGCATTGCGGTAGATGGGGCATTGGACAGTATTTATATTCAATCTGATACCTTAAAATATAGCAAAGGCGCAAGTGTTTATGTAGTGGGTGCAATTGGTGGCGGTAGCGATACGGCAACAGTAGTAACGGCTTATGTAACAAATGCAGAGGCATTTACGATTACAAAAGGTCAGGTGGTTTATATTTTTGGCGCGCAGGGTGACAGGGCATCGGTAAAATTAGCAAAAAATACATCTGATACTTTTAGTTCTAAAACATTGGGTATAGTAAGGGCAAATATTGCGGCGGGTCAAAAGGGATGGATTACAACGCAGGGTCAGGTTAGCGGTATAAATTTAAGCGCATATACAGCGGGGGATATTCTATGGTTAGATAGTGTTGCTGGAGGCTTTACTAAAAATAAGCCACAAGCCCCTTACCATAGTGTATTTGTAGGTGTTGTAGAAAGAGCAAACGCAGGTAATGGATTAATATATGTAAAGCCACAAAACGGGGTAGAATTAGATGAGTTACATAATGTCAAGATAACATCTGAAACAAATAATCAAATATTAGCTTATACGGCATCTTCTCAAGTTTGGGAAAATAAAAGTGTAGCGACTGCGTTGGGTTATACTCCATTAAATGTAATTGATACATCTGCTATGTTAAGTCCTTATTTGCGATCAAATATAGCAACTGCTACTTATGCTACTATTTCTCAGAATAATGCAAAGGTGAATATCAGTGATACAGCGACTATGCTTAGTCCTTATTTGAGGTCTAATGTCGCAAATGCTACTTATCAGCTTCAGCTCGATACTGTTCCTATCGCTGTTTTTGGTGCGGGTAGCGGTGCGGCAGGGGATACACTTGCATTTAGCACATCGGCTGTGTATGGTAGCTTTTACAATGCAGGGAGCGATACTTTGATAATAACGCAAATGAGGGCTGGTGTGTTAGGTACTTCGCCAAGCATTACAACAGAGGTTTATTGGAACGATAGTTTAAATATTACAGCCGGTGCTACTATTTTGGTGAGTGGCGGTACAAGTGTGACAGGAACCATAGGTGCTACAAACGTAACATCGTTTACTAATAATAAAATTCCGCCGAATGTATGGGTATTTGTTCGCACATCAGCGGTGGCAACAAAGCCAACTTATTTTACTTTGACATTATTAGGTTATAAAAAAAGAATATGAGATTTACTTTTGTAATATTACTTTTTTTCAGTTTACGTGCGGATGCTCAAATGATTATAAAGGCGCATCCTAATTACCGGCCTTTTCCCGTTGCTACTAATTTATTGTTAGATACTTACACAGGAGCGGTGGCCGCTTATTCTTTGCGTAAACTTAGAACTGCATACACAGGAAGCGCAATAAGAGTAAGGAGGTCAAACGATAATAGCGAACAGGATATTGGTTTTACTTCAAGCGGTGATTTAGATACTGCTTCGTTAAAAACTTTTGTTGGTGTTAATAATGGGAGAGTGACAATTTGGTATGATCAATCAGGAAATGGTAGAAATAAATCAAACGCAACGGCGGCAACACAGCCAGAAATAGTATTTAATGGTACAGTAAAAAGAACTAACGGTAAACCTTGTGTAAATTTTCAAAGTGTGAATGTTTTAACTTCTGCTTCAACATATACCATAACACATCACGTAATGGTAGCAAAAGTAAATGTTCAGCAAACAATTAATTATAGTTATGCAAATGCAAATAATGGATTTTTTTGGAACGGTAGCTTTGCAGGGGTTAATGGGTTAGGAGGATTTGACGGAACAAATGTAAGAAGCATTACAGGCGAAGATTTAAATCAGCATTTAGGGTGGTTTTCACAAAGAAGCAGTAGTTTATTTGTAGCTAAGGATGGCAGTTCGGAAACAAATACCGGTGCTTTTGCTTCGTCTATAACAGTAGATAGATTAGGCGGCAGACAAAATGCGTCCGCAATTGATTTTCAGGGCGAAGTTCAGGAGGTTGTCGCATGGAATTCAGATCAATCATCAAACCGAAATGGAATACAAACAAACATAAATTCTTATTATGTCATTTATTAAAGTGCTTCCGCAGGGAGGATTAACAAGCGCCCAAAGGGCTGAGGCTATAAGTTACGAATTATGGGCAATTAGCAGGCCGCCAGCAATCCGTAACCCGAATGATGTTACGGCTTATATGTTTGGATGGGTGAAGCACCCTACACAAGACCCCGCTTATGCGGAGTTAGTAGATACGGCTTTGCGTGTGCAATTAGATTATAACATAATTGTACATCCCGAAAATAATCTTACTAATCTTATCGCTTTGTTTCCTGAGTTATCTCAAGCGGAAAAAGACGGACTTACAGCGTTTATTGAATCACAACAAAGTTTTCCGTTTCAGTATATAATACCACAGGATACTACTGTATTTACTTACCAACAAATGAAAGATGCAGGATGGTTTCCTGATATAGAATTGATATGAGAGGATTTATATTACTATTAATTGCTTTGTGTCTGTCAATAATTTTATTGCCTGTAGGCTTCGCATTTCAGTTAATAGTTACATCATCCCGATCACTTAACAGCTACCTTTTCACCATTGCAAAGTCAATTGATCAATTAGGCAATGTCATTTGCGCAGATCTGTTTAATTACACAATGATTAAAAAGAACGGTTACAAGTTTGGTAATGAAGACGTGACAATCTCTCACGTTTTGGGCGTTAATAAACGGTTTAACAATTTGACTTATACAGGCAAAGCATTAGCATGGTTATTAAATACAATAGAAAAAGATCACGT